CAAAAACTAAACCAGTCGACATAACCTTGCCTACAACAGAGCCAATGCAAAAGGAACCACTTCCTTTATTACATCGGCGAACATTCCGAGTCCGGTCTGCTCTTCTCCGTGCTGAGGTGCTACCACCGACGGGGCAGAGGACATATTAGAGGTGCTTGTGATTGTAGCCACATCCATGTCCTGTACCCAGTTTGACACGAGGTCAACCTCCATTGCATCTTGAGGACTTGGAGAAGCGTCAATGATGTTGATGGAGTTGGCTATTGGGATGAACTCGTAGTTCACGACCATTATAACCTCAAACACATTTCCGATGGTGGCTCCGGAGACGATAACTCCGATCTCCCACCCGGGTGTGTCTGTGGCTGCTGGGTCCCAGAACGTTGTATAACTACAAGGAACTGGGTTACCTGAATCGTGCTCCTCTATATCGACGGGAAACCAGCGAACAGAGCACGGCTTGTTGTTGTTGATGGGAATCAACGCGCTCTTATAACCATTGGTATAGTCAGTAAGAGGTTGGCCTTGGCCATAAGTATCCCACGGTTTGACAAAACCAGTCATGATACCCCCGTTATTAGCAAGGGAACCTTCAGGCTGCATCATAACGCAAGCACTTACGATCCTGACTCCCTGGGTTAAGGATCCCAGAGAGCTGTTGGTGGCGAAGTTGCCAATCAAGGGGGCTGCTGTGCCCCAACTAATAGTCCCAGGAAAGGAACTAGCAGTATTGAGCAAACTCCAGTTATGCAGGAGACCTCCACCCGCTGGAAAAGGATTGAGGATTTTTGCCCCTGCGAGGCCTTGGGCGCCAACAGTGACCTCGAGTCTCTGGACCATCTGCATGGTCCCAGTCTCGACACCGGTGGCGTCTGGAATTTTGGCGTCAGCACCGTGAAGAGGATTCAAGATGGATTGATACCAAGGAGACTTCTTCTTAAGACGGGACTGAACGATGTTGGCTTCAGATCCCTTCTGCTTGGGCATCCGAAGTCCATGTATAGTGGCTCCATGTGGAACACCACCAGCCTGACTTTTGTGAGTCAGGGCTTTCGTTGAAACCTGTCTTTTCCCAGCGGGTTTCTTACCGGACTTCTTCTGTGGGGAAGAAGATTTTGGGGGTGGTCTTGATACCACCTTCTTGTTTTGGCCCTTTGGCCTTTGAGCGTTTTTGTTGCTCTGACGTTGCATTCTGCAAATTTTTATACCTCCTTCCGCCGTTAATTTGCAGCTACCCTCATATCCGAGGTAGAAATTGATACAATCGTCATACGTGGGTGGCTCCTCACACACGTAACTGTGAACAACTGGATCTGTGTGATCGCGATACAGATGACGATAATAAGATAAGGCCATGCGCATAACGTCAAACAAATCTCGGTTAGCCCCCGCCATCATGACAGTAAGAGTGAATGCCTTAGAGAGCGAGGCTCCGAGATCGTGATTCTTCTCAATACAGTAACAAAAGCTTGTAACTAATCTTTCTGCATTGAACTTTGGGACCCAATTACCGTCAGGTAAACAGTGAAAATGGAAGCCCAAGAACTCCATATCTCTTAAGTCGAAACTCAACTTGAAAGGATCAAGAAGAAGACCGAAAAGAAGATAGGTGTTTTTGACTGTTGCTTCGAAATCCTTCCCACGAGGGAGGTAAGGAAAGGAGGCAACAATATCATCTCCAAATATAAAACATGTAACTTCATTACATGCAATATCGAAGTGTTCCTCATCCCCGTACAAGTCGATAAGAACAAGTTCGAAGATGAGTTCGTGTGCGAGAATGTTATCAGTAGTAGTGTTGCCACTACCGCTGTTATTCCCATGATCCTTCCACACAACAGATCCATCTGGGAGTAGAAGGTGACTCTCACAGGTATGGGCGGCAACCCATTTCGCGTAAGATATGTGCTCGGTCTCATGAAAGTGAGACACCCTGAGCTCGTAGACATCTTTGAGAATAGGGAGAAGACGATCCCATCCTTTGACATCCCAACACGCAAAAACCTTATTTTTGAGTAAAGCTTGTGCGTATCTATTTACCCCTCCAGAATATGGGTTAAAACCATAGGCGGAGCGATTTACTTCCTTCATAGCATAATTCTGTTTTCCGAAATATTTCTTTTGAGTATAAAGAAAATGCACAGGAGGAACGATAAAAGTGCGAACTTTCTGGTTGACTATATCAGAAAGAGCGTACCATTCTGTCTTTGGAGCAACCTTCCAGAGAGGGGGTTGATCAGGGATCTTAGACAAATACCCTTCGAGATATTCTGTGCATTGCTGATTTGCAAAGAAATCTCGTTTCTTCTTAAAACCGAGAGCAGACCAGGGTTGGCCTGAGCTGGCGTCAAGAGATAATTCGGCATAGATTTCCTCAGAGCCCATAACGGGCTGGTTGAGAATATCACAATACCTATCAAACACACGCTCCTTAACTCGATCCCAATGAGGATGATCCCGAAAGAGAACTGAGGTAGGGGAGTCCATTTTCTTAACACTTAGAGCAACGCTATTGCGAGTTCCAATATTACGATAATAATCTCCACATTGTTGAAGAAGCAAGGACTGCAGGTTGTCAGGGAGCCTGGTAACCAACTGATCCTCCAAACGAAAATCCTGTTGCATCGTGTCGGGCAACGGATTAATGAAGCCCGGCAGACAAACAACCCCCTTCTCAACCAAAAAGTTGAAACGGGGGTGACCTACGTAAGGTGTTAGGGATTCCCAGATTTTGGCTTCTGGGTTTGGCCATAGAGTCCCTCCAGACCCTAATCTCGGGAGGGACTCGAGGCTTTTTCCGAAATAAAGCGCAAAGCTCTATTAGGAAAATTACCTTGACCTACTGTATTGTTGTGGATGCCGCAAACTGTAACCAGGTTATTACTGGAAACGAAGACGGGAGAGCCACATGACCCCGATTGGGTGTCGACATTATATTGAATCTCGCCACGAGTTATATTGGGACTGCTAATCCCACAGGTGACAAGGTTCTGGCTGTTAGGATCGATACTAACGAAAATAAAGTTTCCGTTGGGCTTAGTATCAACGAGCAAATTCAAGGAACTGACCCTACGGGGACAGTTCCCTTTAAACCAACTCCAATCGAGAGCAACAATGTCTCGATTGCTAAACAACCTGCTCCATGCAGAGGCGCTCTTGGGGGGAAGAGCATACTCTTTGTCATCACAAACCATTAGATTAGTCCCATCTATTAGTTGGTGATGATTAACTATAAGGTAGGTTCCCTTGCCTGGAACCTTGCCTTTAAAGCACGTGGAGTTTCCATCGTCATTCCGAAGAATAAAGACAGAACTCAAGTGGCTTTGAGTAATATGTGGGCTCCCAGCAGGGGCCTCTTTCTTAGCATTGGGACAAGAGGCGTCCTTACAATGCCTAATGCCACAATGATTACACTTGCCACTGTAGTGTTTGTTACCGCAAACACCACACACAGGGGCCTTATCACGAGGGGCCTCGAGCTGTTTACGTTCGAGATCCTCGATCTTATGACTAAGAACAGTGACGAGTTTGAGAAGCTCATCAATCCTATCGTCCTTTTGCACAATGGTCTCTCGAGTATGTCGAGAGTTACCTTCTCTTCGAATACGACGAGCGGATCGGATCCTCTGTAAATTGGCCCGAATCTTTTCGTAGTCCTCGTCAATTCTTCTTTGGGCGTTCTGTATATCAGAATTGATCTGATCGACGCGATTTGAAAACGAGTTATAAACTTCGTCGATGTACGCATTATAAGCATCGGCGTAATTTTCGTCTTCTAATTCCCATTCAGGATAGGCATGCCTAAAACCTGAATTGAGTGTCTTATCACTTTTACTTCCCATAGCGATAAAATCCTCCAAATAATCCTCATAGTGTTCCTTATCAGACCTATGAAGTTCTATCCGTTCGCGAAGACGGACTATTTCCTCTTCGAGATTGCGGTAATCCTCTTCAGTCATTCGATTACGACGTTGATAGTTGTCATCATCGCCTCGGTCTCGAACGCTTTTATTTTGTTGCGCTCGGCCACCAGCAGTCATGGCGGCGCGGCGCTTTTTACCCCCTTCAACGACAGGGGTATTGAGATCAGGAGCAAAATATCTCCTTCGACCATTGCCGGGATTAATGTCCTCAAGCATCTCAAGAAGCTGTCGGTAATACTTGCACCCGGGATCTTCATCCATGAGTTCCTCTATCTCACTCTGAAGCCGGTCTATTTTAAGAGAGGTAGCTCTCATCATCATGACGGTGTGAGGAAGATACAGATTATCCGTTTGAGCAAGATGCTCATTGAGATCATCTACTGTGTATCGACCCTTAAGACTACGATCGCGATGATAATCTTTAATTCGATCCACCGCTGACCTTGCCATATCCGTTATGTAATTATACGATCTGTCTAATCCATTGTAGACAAAATCGAAAATACTAGCCCTCTTGTCATGGAGGTAACAGGCAAAACTTCCAAGAAGAAAACCTGCGACAACCATAGTTGTTTTGGGATAAACAAGAGTGCAATATTTATAGATAAACTCACAACTTTCCGACAGCGAGCAACCCTTCCCAAGGTCGTAGAGACTCTTAATTCTCATCCAGTCCGCTGCTCGGGTGATGTGTTCCGATCTCTCCTCTTGTGAGAGATTTCTGTTTTGCGATAGAGCATTTTCCCTAGCTATCATTTGGGAGCAATGTTCTCCATCATCAAAAATTCTATCGAAGGAGTTGAACTTGGGTATCCAATAACTCGCGTCGAAATTCTCGAACGCTGAACAGCTAAGCCCTAACATCTGAAGGCATTGAGCCCCCGAAAGCAGTCCGACAAGAACTTGGAGCAAACCAGAGATAGGGTTCTTACCTCTGTGAGCTTCAAGTTGTTTTTGAATCTCAGGGAGGGGAATACTCTGATAAAAGCTGTTCATGATCTTCTTGAGTATGCCAGCAGCGACGACTCCTCCGAGGAGAGGACCCCACTCGCTAGCAAAATCATAAACTTTGTGGGAAGAATCAACAGCCACTGAAACAGCGCGACTGTTGATGTCCCCAACGGTTGAAGTGACAAGTTCAACCCCGTTGGAGGCTGCCCCTTTCACTCTGTTGACGCAGTTGATTGCCTTGTTTTCAAGTGCAGCAACGGCGCCATCGACAGCCTTGGCGCCAGCTCTGGTGCTGACGTGGTCTATCGTATTATTGACAACAGTAGTAGCCATCTCAGGAATACTACTAATTGTTTTCCTCATAGCACAAGCTTTATCATAAAAATATCCAAGGAGATAAGAATGAAAAGTGTACTCATCGAACTCAGATTGTTGACTGAGCGCGTCGAGGTCCTCACTGGTGCAAGTTATGCCCATAGTGCTGGAAACCTCTTCGATCATACCGATTTGCGCTGCGGTGAGAGCGTTGTGGTCTGGAGTTTCACTGATGAGACTAGTTATGATATCATCAATTGAATGCCCATCTAAAAGACCTTTGAGAATCCTGCTCTCCGCTTGTGGGACACCCTGCCTCTGCAACATTCCGATAAGATCAGAGTTGTCCCTGATAACCGAAACGCAGCCCTCGACTTTTTTATATTGAGCACGCGCAAAGACAACTATCTTATTATCTGGAGCTACGAACTCTTGCTTATGAAAATCGAACTGGGCAATTTCGTGGATGTTCCCTGCGATGAGGGATTCAAGAGCATCAACATAAATGGATCCATGGGAATCCAAATGTTTCAGACTCGTCGTGCCTAAAAACGTGGCGGCGAAACCTTTGTTGGGTACGTACACCACCTTCCTGACAAGGTCAAGAAGAGTGGTGGGAGTTAAGCTCATTTGGCCACTCTCGAGTCCCGCA